TCAACGCTGTACAAGCTGACGCTGAAATGATCCGAATCTTTGCCGGATACGACCCAAGGGAAGCTGTTGGCTTTCACGTTTTCTGTCAAAGCCTGATCGAGCGCACCAAAGAGCCGGTTGCCATTACGCCTTTCTACGGCAAGCAGCGGGACGGCACAAACGCCTTTATCTATCAAAGATTTTTAGTTCCCTACTTTACAGGCTTTAAGGGCAAAGCAATTTTTATGGATGCCAGCGACATGCTGATGCTGGGCGACATAGATGAGCTAAACAAGCTATTTGACCCCACAAAGGCTGTACAAGTCGTTAAACACGACTACAAGACGCAGCATCCTCGGAAGTACATTAACACGCCTATGGAGGCTAAAAACGAGGACTACCCAAGGAAAAACTGGTCTAGCCTAATCCTGTGGAATTGTGAGCACCCGCGCAATAAAGTGTTAACCCCTGAATACGTTGATGACCATAGCGGCTCAGACTTGCACAGGTTTACATGGTTGCCGGACTCGCTAATCGGGGAATTGCCTAAACAATGGAATGTGTTAATTGGCGAACAGGACAACCCAAATGCCAAGATTGCACATTACACTTTGGGCATACCGGAGTTTTACCATTACAAGGACTGTGACCACAGCAAGCCCTGGCACAGCACCCGCAGCAGAATGCTCAATGGCCTGATAAACATGAAAGACCAGCAAAATGGCGACTGAACAACAACTTGCCCAAGCGTTAAGCCCGTATGACCCCAACTATTTGCAAAACCTAGCATTGGGCCAAGGAACGCCATCTTTGCTTGGCAACACCACAGTTAAGCAACCAAACGGCTTTGCACCAATGCAAGCCAATCCAGATAGGGATAACGCCTATGTTGATCCAAATCCAGCCTGGACTGATTTAACGCCTACGCAACGAGCCGAATATTACCAAGACCCTCAAAACGCATTGATGGCTGGAATTACACAGTTAGGGCAAAAGGGGTTTGCGCTTTCTGGGTTGGGTAGAGTTCAAAACTTTTTAAACCCAACAATTCAGCCAGCAGAAGCCCAGATTGCTCTGGGTATTACCCCGCAGCAGACTTTCCGTGCCTCAGAGATGGCGCAACAAGATGCGGTTAACAATGCTTTTGCCATGCAGTCGATGCAAGACGCACTCGCAGCGGACACAGCGGCAGCGCAAGCAGCCAATCAGTCTGGATCACCCGCTGGCGCTGGTTTAGGTACTGGTGACGGCGGCATGGGCAGCGGTGGCGGCAGAAGCGCTGGGGATAGCGATGGAACTACAAGCTCAACCAGTTCTGACACAGGTACTGGCAATCCTGGTGAGAGTTTTTTTCACGGCGGTAAGGTTAACAAAGCCCATCTAGCAGGCCCAGACCCTAAAGGCCCAGATGACGGCTATGGCGCTTTACAAGGTGGCGAGTACGTCATTAAAAAGGCGGCAGTGAGAAAATACGGCGAAGGCATGCTGGGCAAGATTAACGCAGGCAAATACGCGCCAAGGGGCTGACATGGCAACCGAACAAGAACTTGCTCAAGCCTTAGCCCCTGCTTTTGGGATGTATCCCAAGGCTTTCAGGGGCAACTATGGCAATCCGCAAGACGCTGCTAATTTGCCCGTAGATGTGCTGCGAGGGCGCACGGCTGGCTTGTTGGGAATGTTTGGCGATGTTGTTAACCAGCCTAGCGCCTTTACGCCAGTTCGGGCTGTTCAGTTAGCCATGCAGAACATAATGGGTCAAGAAAAATACCCTGACACAGAGCGTTTTCTTCAAACGCTGCCTTTAGCGCCAACGTCAAGGGCGGGACAAGTTGCAGGCCAAGCGGCATCGTATGTGCCGTTAAACCCAGCGCCAGCGGTTCGGGCGGGAATTGCAGGGGCTAAAGCTCTAGCGCCAACTGCGGCAAATATGGCTGAACAGTACATGGTAAAAACGGGCGGGATATTGCCGCTTGATGTCTATCACGGCACACCACACACATTGCCGCCAACAGAACGCAACCCACTTGGCGAGTTTGATGCGTCCAAGATTGGCACGGGTGAGGGAGCGCAGGCTTTTGGGCATGGAATTTACACCGCTGAAAACCCCAATGTTGGTAAAGGATATGCTGAGCAACTTTCAACGGCACAAGGCCCATTAGGTGATGTTGCTAAATATTGGCGTAAAAATGGCGGTGAAAGCGCATTTAGGTCTTTTGCAAAAGATGCTGGTTTACCGCCTTCAGAAATAGAAAACACTGCTAATGTAATTCGTAACACCGGCAATTTGTATAAAGTAGACCTACCAGATCAGATGATTCCCAAGATGCTGGATTACGATAAGCATTTAAGCGACCAATCTCCTGAAGTGCAAAAAATCTTATTGCCATATCAAAAAGAAATTGGCGGCAGCTTTGGAACTGGCGAGCAAACATTGAAAGCCATTGCATTTGAACGGCGTATGAAAGGTCTTGATGATTCTCCGGCTGCTGTGGCAGAGCAACTAAGACAAATGGGCATTCCTGGCATCAAGTACTTGGATGAGGGATCGCGCATTAAAGGTGAAGGCACACGCAACTTTGTCACCTTTCCTGGCGAGGAAAAGAACTTAACAATTCTGGAGCGCAATGCAGAAAAGAGTGTTAAATGACTACAGACATAACTAAAGTAGCTAATAGTAGGAGAAAAGCCGGTGGTCGAGTAGCGGGAACGCCAAACAAGGTCACAGCACAGGCTAGAGAGGCCATAGCGCTGTTTGTTGATGACAATGCACCTAGACTAGCCCAATGGCTTGATGCAGTCGCTAACGGCGATCCTGAGAATGATGTTAAGCCAAACCCAGCCAAGGCATTTGAGCTTTTCCAGAGCGTGATTGAGTACCATGTGCCCAAATTGGCAAGAACAGAGCACACCGGCGCAGATGATGGCCCGATTGAAATGGTGGTGACATGGGCAAACGGGAAGTAATCCTTCCATACAGCCCACGGGACGCATTTATGCCGTTCCACAATAGAACGGACAGATGGGCTTGTCTGGTTGCTCACCGAAGGGCTGGCAAGACAGTCGCCGCCATCAACGACATCATCAAACGGGCAATCACTGGCGACAAGATGGCTCAGTACGCCTACATTGCCCCTTTTCGTAGCCAGGCCAAGCGGGTGGCATGGGACTATCTGAAGCATTACGCAGCGCCGATCACCAAAAACACCAACGAGGCTGACTTGCTGGTAGAGCTAGTTAACGGGGCAAAGATCATGCTGTTTGGCTCAGACAACGCTGATGCCATGCGGGGGCTAGGTTTTAACGGGGTCTACCTTGACGAGTACGGCGATTTCAAGCCTAGCGTATGGGGAAATGTGATAAGGCCCACACTTTCAGACCGGCTAGGATGGGCTGTGTTTGGCGGCACACCGAAGGGCAAGAATCAGTTTCACGACATTTACAGGGTCAGCCAAGCCACGCCAGGCTGGTTTTTGACCCGCCTGCCAGCCTCAGTTTCCAAGCTGCTGCCTGACTCAGAGTTGAAGGACGCACGGGATCAATTAAGCCAAGACCAGTACGACCAAGAGTATGAGTGCAGCTTTGATGCGGCCATTCTTGGCGCTTACTACGGGCAAGAGATGCGCCTGGCTGATGAAGAAGGCCGGATTAGGGACTTACCCTTTGACCCTGAAAGCCCTGTGTTTACCGCATGGGACTTGGGCTATCGGGATGACACGGCCATCTGGTTTTATCAGGTGGTCAGGGGCGAGATCAGGGTTATGGACTATTACGCAGTCTCAGGCGCAAGTATTGAGGAGATTGCAGAGGTGGTGGTTAACAAAGGCTACCGCTACACCAAGCACTATCTACCGCATGACGCACGGGCCAAGACGCTGGCATCAGGCGGCAAGTCGATTGTTGAGCAACTGGCGGCGCATCTGGGCGGCATGGCAAAGCTGGCGATTGTGCCGGACATTGGCATTCAGGACGGCATTCAGGCGGTGCGGATGGTGCTGCCCAAGTGCTATTTTGACCCTAGCTGCGATGAAGGGCTGGAAGCACTTAGACAGTACCAAAGGGAATATGATGAGGATAAGAAGGCTTTTAGGCAAAATCCTCGCCATGACTGGTGCTCACATCCAGCAGATGCGTTTAGAATGTTAGCAGTGGCCTACCGGCAAGACAACAAAGACCAAGCGCCACCTAAAGGCAAAACCCTGCAAACCATTACTCTCGATGAGATGTGGGAATTTGAGACTACTCACAAACAGGAGCGAATATGAGCCAGCCAGTAGCAGAATGCGGTGCATACAAAAACATCACCGAAACAGGCGCAGTCAGTTCCGGCCCGTGCCAATTGATCGGCTTTTACGTCAACAGCACCACAACCGGCACTTTGGTGCTTAGAGACGGCGGCGCAAGCGGCACAGTCATGTCGGGCACGATCACTCCGGCAATCGGTTTTAATGCCTTTCCAGCCAATGTCGGCACAAGCCTGCATGCAACAATTGCGGGGGCTGCTCTTAACGTGACGTTCTTCTTTGCTGCTGGCTTCTAATGGCTTACGAAGATGACGGCGCATACGAGGGCGATGATCTCGGCCCTTATTGGCACGACCAGATAGAGAACGCCGAAAAGGTGTTTGAAAAGTGGGAGAAGCGCGGCCACAAGGTTGTTAAGCGCTACCGCGATGAGCGCGATGCCATCGAGATGCCACGGATGAAGTTCAATATCCTGTGGTCAAACATTCAGGTGCTGATGCCCAGCCTGTACGGGCGGCAAGCCAAGCCTGAAGTTTCACGCAGATACATGGATCAAGACCCTGTTGGGCGCTTGGCCTCCACCATGCTTGAGCGAGTGATCGAGTACGAAACAACGCAATTTAACGACTTTGACAGCGCAATGACCAACGCTGTGCAAGACCGGCTGTTGCCAGGTCGAGGCACGGCATGGATTCGTTACGAGCCTACTATTGTCGGCCAGCCTGAGATGGTTGAAGCGCTGGAAGAATCAGCAGAGACTTCACTGTCAAACGTGCAAGAGTCGGGCGAGTCAATTGATTCTGCTCACAGCCCTATTGATTACGTCTATTGGAGCGACTTCATACACAGCCCAGCGCGGACATGGGATGAAGTCTGGTGGGTGGCCCGTGCCGTCTACATGACGAAAGAAGAAGGCATCGAGCGCTTTGGCGATGTGTTCAAGAATGTTGGCTTGTCCTCACAAAACACGGACGAAGACAGCAAAAACCCAATGACGGCCAAGACCACCTATGAGAAAAAGGCAAAGGTCTTTGAAATCTGGAACAAGCGCACGTTTAAGGTGTGCTGGGTTGCCAAGAATTACCCGCTGTCACTGGATGAAGTTGATGACCCGTTAGAGCTTGAAGGCTTCTTCCCATGCCCTAAACCGCTGATGGCGACTACGACCACCGGCTCACTGATCCCGATTCCTGACTACTGCGAATATGAGGATCAGGCGCAAGAGCTAGACAACCTGACGCAGCGCATCTACTTGCTGACTAAGGCTTGCAAGGCTGTTGGTGTGTTTAACGCTGAATTTAAAGAGTTGGCGCGGATGTTTAGCGAGGGTGTAGACAACAAGCTATTCCCTGTGACTGCATGGGCGGCAATGAGCGAAAAGGGTGGGCTGAAGGGTGCTATCGACATGATGGACACCTCGCAGATCATCATTACGTTGCGCGAGTTGTACGCATCACGGGAGCAAGTCAAGCAGTCTATCTACGAAATCATGGGCATTTCGGACATTCTGCGCGGCTCATCTAAAGCTACGGAAACTCTTGGCGCACAGCAGCTAAAGGCTAACTTTGGCAGCTTACGACTAAGAAGCAGCCAAGGCGATGTGGCGCGGTTTGCCACTGAAATTTTTAAGCTCAAAGCGCAAGTTATTTGTAAGTTTTACCCGCCTGAGCTAATTGTTGAGATGTCGGGTGTGATGAACACGCCGGATGGTCAAGACCCGCAAATGCTGCAAGCTGCGATCCAGATGCTGTCAAACAGCACGATCCGCGACTTCCACATTGCAGTCGAGGCTGACAGCCTGGCCCAAATTGATGAGCAAGCAGAAAAGCAGGGCGCACAAGAGGCAATAGCGGCTATTGGCGCATTCTTGCGTGAGGCAATCCCCATGATTGGCGGTGCGCCAGAGACTTTGCCTATGGCTTCGGAGATGCTGCTGTTCTTGGTGCGCCGGTATAGGGCTGGCAGAAGTTTAGAGTCGGCTGTAGAGCGAGCAATGAAGGCGCTGCAAGACAAGGCAGACCAAGCCAAGCAAATGCCTCCACAGCCCGATCCTGAACAGATGAAAATGCAGGCGCTGAGTCAGTCTGAGCAAATGAAGATGCAGGCTCAAGCCCAAACAGATCAGATGAAGATGCAGGCAGATGCACAGATGGCGCAGGCTAAGGCCCAGCTAGACATGCAATTGCAGCAGATGAAGATGCAGTCAGATATGCAATTGGAGCAAATGAGGGCTGAATTGGAGACTGCCAAGCAAAACACCGAAATGCAGATCAAGGCCAGAGAAATGGCCGGAAGGGAAGAATATGAGCGATGGAAAGCAGAACTTGACGCAGCGACTAAAATCATGGTGGCGCGGATTGGTAGTAACCCTGGAGTCGATCTTCCTGTGGTTGAAGCAGCGGCTGCTCAAATAACCAACGAGCTAGGCGGCACGATTCTTACGGCAATGGACAAGATTGCCATGATGCACGACCAAATGGCTAACATGCACGGCGAGTCAATGCAGAACATTGGCATGGCAATGCAAAAGCTCAATGCGCCAAAGAAAGTGGTTAGGGGTGCTGACGGCCTAGTGATTGGTGTGGAGACAGCATGAGCTTAGCCCTTGCTGACAGGGTAAGACAGACCACAACGTCAACGGGCACAGGGACAATTACCCTTGATGGCTCGGTTGATGGGTTTCAGTCGTTTGCGGTGATCGGCAACAACAACACGACCTATTACACGATTGCTGGCGGTACGCAGTGGGAGGTGGGGATCGGGACGTACTACGGCGGGACGCTGGCAAGAACGACTGTCATATCCTCCTCTACAGGCGCTAAACTTAACTTGGCGGCTGGCACAAAGGATGTGTTTGTTACGCTACCTTCAAGCGTAGCAATCACCAGCGGCACGGATGTTACGTTCACCAAAGTCACAACGCCGGTAGTCCAGGCCACCAATTCGGGCGGTTTGGCCTTAAAAAATTCCGCAGGCACAACGCAATTGAGCATGGGCGCAGGCGGCGGCGACAATATTTCCCTGAACGTATCGACTAACCTTAACGGCGCAAATGCTCAAATAGACATTAGTCCAACAGGTACGGGCCATGTCCACATGAAGCCAAGTGGCACTGGATCGGTTGAGATAGCGCCAATAAGTGCGGGAACTTTGGATAATCTGGTCATTGGCGGCATTACGCCAAAAGCCGTGACAGCAACATCATTGACCACTACCACTGGCACAATCTCCACTGCGCCAACCGGCGGCACAGACATTGTGAACAAAAATTACGCAGATGGATTGTCGGCTAATTGGGGCGCTTAAATGTTTGGCTATGCTGCATTTGCGGAATTGCCATTTGCGACTGTAGGCGCAGGCGCAGCGCCACCACCACCTGAAGCCCCAATTGGCGGTCACTTTGGCTTTGATGAGAAAAAACGTGATGCACAGTGGGCTAAAGACCAAAAAGTCGAGGCGCAGCGCAAGCTAAAACTTAGAGAAGCGCTGTTTGGCCTGCCGCCAGAGGTACGAGAAGAAATCACATCATCACCTGAACAGACAATAAATGTTGCAATAACTAAACAAGTTAACTATGATGCGCTGATGCTGCGGGTCAAAGACCTACAAGCTAAAGTCAGGCTTAAGCAAGACGATGAGGATGTTGCAATGATTTTGGAGATGTTATGAAGCGTACTTGGGTTTTCCCTGCTGACGGCAGCGAGTCTTACGAAATAACGCCAGGCGCAAATAGAGGCCAGACAATCACTACTGTAATGGGCGATATAGAGCCTTTTCGATCACCAGATGGCGTAATGATTTCAGGGCGCAAGCAGTGGCGGGAGCATTTAAAAGCTACCGACAGCATCGAAATGGGCCATTCTGATGTAAAGTATGCTCAACAAGAGTGGAACAAGAAAAAGGAAATCCAGCGCGAAAGGCTCAAGGGTCAAGTCGCCACAGTGCAAGAGTTTGACCGGCCTGGCTCACCAATTGCGCCCATGCGTATGAGTGGATTGAACGTAGAGATGGCAAACCGGCTGCACAACAGACCCATGCCGGAGCGCAAAGAGATGATTAAGATGACTTTGGAACAAATGAAAAGGATGAAGTGATGGAAAATGAAGTTGTCGCACCCGACACTGTAGAAACACCAGCACCAGAAACGCCAGCGGTAGAGGTCAAAGCAGAGCCTAGCCGTGCAGACACAATTCGCGAGGCAATGAAGCAGTCGGACGATAAACCGCCCCGTCTTGCCCGTGCCCCGAAAGAGGCCAAAGAGCCAAAATTCCCCACTGAAAAAACCGAAGCTCCGAAAATGGCAGAAATGCCTAAATCGTTGAAGCGCGAGCTAAAAGAGCATTGGGAAAGAGCGCCAAGCGAGCTACAGCAAGCCATTGCCCAGCGTGATGCAGACTACGAAAAGGGCATTGCCAGCTATAAATCCCGCGATGCAGAGGCTAGGCAAATTACAGAGCAATTTGCGCCTTATGAGTGGATTTTGCGTAACGAGAACACTACGCCAGCAGCGGCCATTGGCCCACTGTTGCAGACGGCAGCGCTGCTCCGGACAGGAACGCCACAGCAAAAGTCTCAGGCTGTTGCCCAGATGATCCAGCAGTTCCAGATTCCGCTAGACCAGGTGGCATCATATTTTAATGGCGAGATGCGCCAGCCAGAAAATAATCATTACAATCAATTAGCGCAGCAAGTTCAGCAATTGACCCAGCACATCACGCAAAGTCAATATGAAGCGCAAAAACAGAATGAAAATCGAGCACTCTCGGTTATCCAGCAGTTTGCAGGCGACCCCGCAAACATGCATTTTGAGGCAGTCTCCGACAGAATGTTGCAGCTTCTCCAAGCTCCACAGGTGTTAGGTGACACAAGTCAAATGTCAGAACGCGAGAAATTGCAACTGGCTTATGACACGGCAGTGCGGCTTGATCCGGCTATCGCGCAGCAGTTTTATGCTCAACAGCAGCAAAACACGCAGGCAGCTAACCAAGTGCAAAGAGCAAAAACAGCGGCGGTGCAAGTACGCGGAGCGCCAAGCTCCAGTATCGGCGGCGCTATTAATCAGTCAGATCGGCGAGCCGTCATAGCCAATGCGCTGCGGCAAGTCGGATAAAAAGGGGTAAATTATGGCATACGCCAATAGTAATTACTCAGACGTTTTGGCAACGACTATTGAAAGTCGTTCCGGCATTGTTGCGGATAACGTGACAAAAAATAATGCCTTGCTGACACGTCTGCGTGAGAAGGGCAAAATGAAACCTTTCTCTGGTGGTTCGACAATCTTGCAAGAGTTGTCATTCCAAGCCAACAGCACAGCCATGTACTACTCGGGCGCTGAAACACTGAACATCTCTCCAGCAGATGTGATTAGTGCTGCTCAGTTTCCGATTAAACAGGCGGCAGTGGCAGTCACGATTAATGGTTTGGAAATGCTTCAGAACAGCGGCGAAGAACAGATCATCGATCTATTCGATGCCCGTTTGGACGTTGCTGAGGCATCAATCGAGAACTTGATCTCCACTGGTATTTATTCGGATGGTACGGCCAACAACGGCAAGCAGATCACTGGTCTGCAAGCTATGGTGGTTGCATCGCCTGGTACTGGTGTAGTTGGCGGTATTGATCGTTCCACATGGTCATTCTGGCGCAACCAGACTTTCGACTTTACTTCTGATCTGGGTGCTTCCGCATCTAGCTCTAACATTCAGTCGGGTTTTAACCGACTGTATGCAAAGACAAGTCGCGGTTCTGACGTTGTTGACTTGATCCTGTTGGATAACAATCTGTGGGGCTTCTTCATGTCCTCACTGCAAAACATTCAGCGTTTCCCTGGCTCTAGCAAAATGGCCGAACTCGGCTTTGTTGCATCCAAGTACATGAATGCGGACGTTGTTCTTGACGGCGGTATCGGCGGGAATATTCCTACCGGCACAGGCTACTTCCTGAACACGAAGTACATTTTCTTCCGGCCTCACGCTAATCGGAACTTTGTTCCAATCGGTGATGAGCGTATGTCTACCAATCAGGACGCAATCGTGCGCTTGATCGGTTGGGCTGGCAATATGACTGCTTCTGGACTTCAGTTCCAGGGCATCATGACTGAATAAGGAGCAATTAACATGTCTTCAGATTACGTCACAGACGGCAAAATCGGCATTGACTTGACGGCTACTTATGCGTCAACCAGTGCAGGCTCTACAACCCTTTTCCCTGTCACGCCAGGTTCACGGGTTAATACGAGCAACAACGGCGTTTACATTTTCGTCCGCGCAGAAAGCACAATCAATGCTTTTGATGCGGTCATCATGTCAACGTATGCAGATTCAGCAAGCCAAACACCAGTTATGCGTGCTGTTCCTGTGACAACTACCAACGCTGCTGCGCTGGGTTACAACATGGTCGGCTTTGCTCAAACCGCAATCGCATCTAGCTACTACGGCTGGGTCGGTCTGAATGGTTTGCTGCAAGTTAACCTGTTGGTTGGTTGCAATCCTAAAGTGCCGTTGTATACAACTGCAACAGCGGGTTCGCTGGACGATGCAACTGTGTCGGCTGGCTTTATCCAAGGTATTGTGGCTAACACATCGGCCACCAGCGCTAGCGCACCATTCTGCATGGTGAACAACGCTGGCCTGATGCCATCTAACCCTGTGTAAAAAACTGGCCTCTCCCTTAAAAAAGGAGGGGTCTTTTTAATGAGTCTTTTACCCCTAAAAATCACTGGTCAGTGTGTGTCGGATGACGATACACTTTTTGGGCACATGGATGCAGCGGTGGCACGGGGCTACCCGCAAGTCACACAAGCGCTAGAAGCCAAAGAGGGCCGGATCGTATTGGTTGCAAGTGCGCCAAGTGTTAAAGGGCAGTTAGAGCTTATTAAAAAGATGCAGGCTGACGGGTTGCCCATTGTGGCAATCAAAGGGGCGCATGATTGGCTGATTGATAACGGCGTAATGCCTGATTACGCTTTAGCCATTGACCCGCAAGAACACCGAATAGCATTTCACCGGCCTTGGTGGAGTGTTCGATACATGATTGCCAGCCAGTGCCATCCGGCCATGTTTGACAATCTAGAGGGCTTTGATGTCACTCTTTGGCATCCGTACATCAAAAAAGGCCAAGACCGGCCTAAAAACTGCATGCTTATTGGCGGCGGCACAACGTCCGGCCTACGAGCCATTTCTTTGTTTTATGTCCTTGGCTGGCGCAATTTTGAGCTATTTGGCTTTGATTCGTGCAATGACGGCGACCAGCTACGGGTCAACGGCGATGGTTTGAAAGACGGCGATAAGCTGATTGAGGTAAGGATAGAGCCAAAGGGTGAGCCTTATTTTTGCAATGCTGCAATGGCGCTGCAAGCTGAACACTTCCAGACTTACTACGACTATCTGCCGGATGCCACATTCACGGGGCATGGGCATGGGCTGATACAGGCCATCATCAAGAAGCGCAGCCAGAACGTCTTTGAGCTAGCAGGCTTGATTGACGGCAGAAAAGAGCTAAACAATCGCACATCGTTTATCCATTGGGGTGACAACAAGTCAGCAAGCTGGCGCTATCGAGCAA